AATCTCAAGGTATGAGTTCTGCTAACAAATTCCCAGGATACGAAATCTGGATGAAAGACAGATGTGACGTATTTATTGAAGATCTTTCTAGAACTGTGTTGATCGAGGAAATCCCACAATTCTAATAATAGTAAAGTAGTTACTACGCTACCCATAAGAACAGCGTCCCAGAGTAACTCATTTATTCGAGATGAATCCCCTCACCTCCTCTCCCTCCTACGAGGGGATGATTCTCAACCTAGAGTGTTTGATATGGATAGTATCCATGATCAGGTTCCTTCGATGGGACCACTCTACTAAATAAAACCAAATTATTAAATTAACTACATTATGGGTAAAACAGGCAAAATTTCTACTATCAAGAGAGAATACAATAGCTCTCAGTTACAAACTATGGATAGTGGGTTAGCACAAAAAGGTATGACAAGAATTCCTGGAACAGGAGTATTCAAATATCCTTACAAGGAATTAGATGGTAAGTATAGAACAGGACTTGATCCAGATGCTGCTTACATCAGACGAATTCAAGATCCAACTGAAAGAGAACTTGAAATTGAAAGAGTAACTGCTCTTAGAAAAAGACTTGAGAACGAGATTGGTGATATTGATCTTGGACCACGTTCTAAATTCTGGAACTATGGATTATCATTATCTCCAGACGATCAGACTCACGTACAAGCAGTTAAATTGATGGATGGTGATAACTATTTTGATTTATCAAATACTTTCCAAGAAATAGCCTTTTCATGGTTGAGAGTACATCCTACCATTGCGTCAAGCCATCAAGCTTGGGAAAGAGGTGAATATCCAGCAGAGACACAGTTTTATGTTGTTGATGATGAGATAGAAAATGCTGTAATCTACAAGAAAAAACAATTGATCAACAAAGCGATTGTTAAGTTTGATTCAATGACTCCTGAGAAGAAACGTAAAGTGGCAAGACTATTAGGACTTCCAGTATCAGAAGATTCAAAAGAAGAAGTAGTTTATAACTTAGTAGATAATGTATTGAAACAAACAGAATTCAAGAATGGTAAGTATTCAGGATTGAATCCAGTTGAGGTTTTTAATAGATTTGCTGACATGAAAGAAGCTTTACTCCATATTAAAGATTTAGTAAAACAAGCTATAACACATTCTATTTATAGAGTTAAACCAAATGGTAAGGTTTATGAAGGTGAATTTGAAGTAGCTAAAGATGAAGAAGATTTAGTAAAATTCTTAGCTGATGATGATAACCAAGATGAGTTATTAGTATTAGAAGGAAAATTAAAAACTAAAAAACTAGCTGCTGTATAAGTGGCTAGTTTTTAAAAATATAAAAGAATATGATTCCAGTAGATAGTTTATTATACAAGATCGACCAAAAACTAAATAAACTATCGACTAATTCACATCAACAGATTCAATTAGAAGATAAGATCTTGGCTCTTAACGAAGCTCAGATTAAGTTAATAAAACAGAAGGTTGATGGTATTAGTACTACTAGTCAATTAGGTCTTGATTCATTTAAGAAACGTTATGAAGACTTACAGAGTCTTATATTAGATTATAATCATCAACCATTGCCACTAGTATTAGAAGATCTTAATTTAAATCAATGGTCTGCTAATGTTCATAATCTTCAGCCACAATATATGTTCTATGTAGATTCATATGTTTTAGCTGATAAAGGAAGATGTAAAGACAGAAGAATTTGGATCAATCGAGATCTTGCTAAACATGGTGATCTACAGTTTATATTAAACAACGATCATTACAAACCAAGCTTTGAATATCAAGAAACATTTAATGTTCTTGCTTCTGATAAAATATCTATATACACTGATGGGACGTTCACCCCTAAGAATATACAGATAATGTACATGAGATATCCAGTATATATAAACAAAGCAGGATATATAATGTTAGATGGGACTCCATCATTTGATCAAGATTGTGAACTTGAATTATATTTAGAGGATGAATTGTTAGACTTAACAGTACAGAATCTAGCAATGTATACTGAGAATGCTGCAGCAGTACAAAGTGCTCAGTTCAGAATACAAACAAACGAGTAAATTTTTAACTTAATAAATAAATAAAATGGCTGATTTTTCATTAACCACGTTATTCGTGGTTCCAGTAGGGCAGGATGCTGTCCCTAGCTCTGGTTCGACTTCAACACAAAACTTGACTGCTGGTCAAGTTGGTATTTTCAACAGCACTTATGCTCCTGTTACTTCAGGTACAATTGCTGCTTCTCCTTATTTCTACATTGCTCAAGGTAGAGAAAACACTTATCTTCAAGGATCTAAAAGATCTGACAAGATCTCAGGTAAAAACAATGCTGGTACAGGTCAAAACGTAACAGAATGGTACAAAGTATCAGGATGTCCTACAGCTGCTAACCAAATCACTGATGTAACTAATTTCACTGTACAATGTGGAGAAACTATCACGTTAACTTTACGTGCTCACTCTTCTTACATTGATACATTGTATTTCAATGGTTTCACTCGTTCAGTAACAATCCAAGCTCCATGCTGTGGTTGTGACGAAAATCCATGTGATGATGTAAGTGACAACACTATCATCAACTTATTGATTGCTAAATTAACACAACAAGCTCCAGGTAACAACCCTGATAACATTAGCTTCAACACATTCTATACATTTGAAAATATAAATGGTGATACATTACGTATTACAGGAAAACCATTAACTCAATATGGACAACCTTGTGATATCGCAGCGTTCCCATTTGAATATGACAGAATGTGGTTTAGAACATTTGTATATTCTGGTCCAGCTACTACTGCTGACTTTATCGTTGCAGATGCTTGTAACCTAGTTGCTAACCCAGTTGTTACTCAACGTGCTTCTTACGCCACTGGTACATCTGCAGAAATTATCCAATTAGAGAAAAACTTCTACAGCTACCAAGCAGGTTACTTGAAACACTTATATAGAATGGTTGGATACAATGAGAACTTCGAATCTTATGTTTCTGCAGGTTCTACTTATAACACATTCTATATCAAATTCAATGAATATGATAAATCTGCATACCAATGGGGTGATTATATCCAAGAAGATTCTACAGTGATCCTTGCTGTTCCTGTAAAAACATCAAACGATCTTACATCTGCATTTGAAGCAATCTTAGTAGCTGCATTAGGTGCTGTAGTAGATCAAGGTATTCCTTGTATCACTACTACATCTACTACAACTGGTGTTCCTCCATCAACAACAACTACTACCTCTACTCTAATTCCTTAAGAATAAAGAAGTAGTAAATTATTAAATAACCTATGCCAGGGGAAAGAGGATAAATCTCATATTCCTCTGGCATAATTATTATAAAAACATGGCAAACTTACAATTAGATATATTAGTAATCCCTACTTATAGTGTACTTACACTTGGTGTTACAGATGCTTCTGTATATCCTACCAATCCTCCAGTGGTGTCAGCACCTACTATTGAGATTGATATTCCAGGATTTGGAACCAAAATACTACCATTTGTTCCTGATGAAATCAATGTATTTACATCGTCTAATTTAGGAATCACAGAACCAGGTTGTAATCAACCACTTCCTGATGGAATATACAGATTAAGATATTCTGTAGCTCCTTCATATTTATATAATGTAGAGAAGACAATATTACGTGTTGACAAGCTTCAAGAGAAGTTTGACAGTGCGTTTTTGCAATTAAATATGATGGAGTGTGATAGAGCCCTTAAAACACAATCTAGTGTTACATTAAACACAATCAACTTCTTTATACAAGGAGCGATTGCAGCAGCTAATAACTGTGCAGAATATGAATCAAACACGTTATATACTCAGGCAAATAATATGTTAGATAACTTTTTAAGAACCAACTGTGGTTGTTCTGGTAACAACTACTTAATAAACTTTTATTAATTATGGCACAATGTTCAGGATGTGGAGCTAATGTAGGCTGTGGATGTCAGCTGAAAAATGGAATGTGTGCAGCGTGTGCTGCAAAAGCAAATAAATAAAATTGTTATTATGTTATCACCAAGACTAACCAACTGTCCTGAATGCTCGGACATTCCATCTTTACTTAAAAAAATAGATTGCAAGTTAGCAGAACTTGGTAACAACTTGTACAACAATATTTCATATATGTTGAACAAGCCTGTACCTGCTGGTGACATAACTCAATTGATAACATATAGGAGAATACTATTGTACAAGCTTTGTAATCCAAGTTATGTACATGAGTATAGTGTATCTATGATAGCTAGTAGAGTGATACGTCTTACAGTGGGATGTATAAGTAGATGTAATACACCAGAACCTTGTATAGAGGAACGTTGTGATATAACTATTGTACCAAATCCTACTACCACTACATCAACAACAGCTATACCTACAACTACTACTACTACAACTAGCTCACCTTTGCTTTGTGAGTGTATTACATTTGTAAGTTTTTCATTTCCAAGTATTTATTTCTACACTAATTGTTTAGGTGTTGCTGAGCAAGGAGTTCTTCTTGCAGGTCAAACAATAAAAGTTTGTGGATCTGATCCAGGTACTACTGGAGATGGAGGATTTTCAATAGGTGCAAATTGTGTTAATGGAGTATGTCCTGTACCAAACACTACAACTACTAGTTCTAGTAGCACAAGCACTAGTACAAGTACGTCTACTAGTTCTAGTACATCTACTAGTACCTCAACCAGTACCAGCACTTCTACTAGTACAAGTACATCAACTAGTACTAGTACAAGTAGTTCTACAACAACTACAACTACAATACCACCTACTACTACCACTACAACCACTATTGTAAATTTTGCACATGGTTTTTCTGCAGGAAAAGCAAATAATCTATTAGCTTGTGCTGAAACTGTTGTGGCAATAACATTATATACAAGCGTTCCTACAATAGTTTTTGGAACTTTTGTATACACTGATCCAGGATTAACCATACCATTTGTTGGAGGAGGTTTATGGTATAAAAATATATCATTAAATAATGGAATTAACACTAGTGGTATTGGACAAGTTAATGGTCTTTTCTCTTGTTAAACTTTTAAAAAAATAAAATAATATGTCAACTTGCTCAAATTGTTACAATGGATGTACAGAGATTGTCTCTGACAGATGTGTAAAATATACAGGAATAGATGTTCCTGTCCTAGGAATAAAAACTGGTGATTCATTATCATTTGTAGAACAAGCTTTAATCACATTCCTTACATCTACATTAGATGGTACAGGAGTGAAAATAGATCTTGCACCTGTAGTGATATGTGATCTTGTGAAACAATATCTTCCAACATGTAAAGATCTTTCTATTGTAGATATATCAAAAGCTCTTGTACAAGCTGCTTGTAATCTTCAATTACAAGTGAATGCCATTAATGCTACACTTGCTACATTGAATGCTGATTATACAATTGGATGTTTAACAGGTGTTACAGCATCTTCAGATACACATGCTATTCTGCAAGCTGTAATTAACAAGTTGTGTCAAGTACAAGTTGATTTAACAGCATTAACTTTAAATCTATCTACTAATTATTCTAGCAATGGTGCACAACTAGATGCTTATATAGCTAACTATCTAGCTACAAATACTCCTAGTTCTAATCTTATAAGTAATAGAATGGTTCCTTATGCTGTAGTTGAATACTATGGTCCTGTTGCTGGTAATTTTGATGGAACAGGTAAAGGAACTGGAATTTGGGATAAGATATATCTATGTAATGGATTAAATGGAACACCAGATAAAAGAGGAGTGGTAGGAGTAGGTGCTACAAATGGTGCAATGTTAGGACTTACAATGCCTTCAGCTACTAATCCATCATTAGGAAATCCTACATATACTGTAGGTGGATCAATAATAGGTAGTAATAATGTTGTGTTATCAACGCTCCAAATGCCTAGCCATACACACCTTACAACAGTAACAATTAACGATCCTGGACATATACATACTGTAGAACATAGTAATGATGACAATAGTCAACTTCCAGGCAATGGTTTTCAAAGTTCTGCAAATCAAATAAGTGGTACAAATACTATAGTTTCTAATGTTACAGGATTAAAAGGAACAGGTACTGGACAAAATGTTTTTGTTACAAATTCTAACGAAGGAGGAAATCAACCACATGCAAATTTCCAACCTGGATTAGGTTGTTTATATATTCAATACAGACCTTAATAAATCAATACAATGTCATATCCTTTTTTACCAGTTAATCCTTGTTGCACAGACGTAGTTTTAAATACTCCTTGTGGATGCACTTCTACACTTCCTAATACTGGATGTGGACAAAATCCATGTGAGACTAATGTAATTCTATCTAGCAATGTACTCTATAATGGTCCTGTATTGGATTGCATTATAGCTGAGCCATGTGATACACTTAACGTGATATTACAGAAGATCGATGAGATTATATGTAATCTACTTGTTCAGATTAACACATTGAATATTCAAGTAGCAAACATCACTACTCAAATAATCAACATTAATAATCAGATAATCAACATTAATAATACATTAGCTGAATGTTGTGGTGCCACAACCACTACAACTACCACTGCAGTTCCTTGTGAATGTAATACGTATAGATTAGTTGGACCAAGTGTAAATCCTGGTAGTGTAACATACGTTCCTTGTGGGTCATCTCAAGTGGTTACACAAACTGCAACTGATGTTGTTCAGTTAGTATGTGTTGATAATACATATGGTGTTATTAGAATAGGAAATGTAAGTTTCATTAACTTACTTACTTGCTGTTCTGCACCTACTACCACAACTACTACAACAGCACCAATTCCAACATATTGTTATTCACTTAGTGCAGTTGGTAAAGTGACATTCTTTTGGATAGACGCAAGTGGAGATCCTCAAACTATAACTATTACAAATAACAATGCGTACGTATGTGCTCAATTGGATAGTGTTGTTGCTAGTGGACTTGCTGAAATAGATGGAGGAATTATTCCTTGTACAAGTGATTTAGATTGTGCACCTGCAACTACTACAACAACCACAATACCACCAACTACAACAACTACAAGTTCTAGTTCAACTAGTACTTCTACAAGTACGTCTACATCAACCAGCACTTCTACATCTACAAGCACTAGTAGTAGCACAACAACAACTACCACCACTGAAGTAAAACCAACCACTACCACTACAACCACTGAAGCAGTAGAAAGTTGTTCAAGATATAAACTAATAGCTTCAGGTCCTAGTGTAGAGCCTGGAGACACTGATTGGTCAGGTATAGATTGTGCTACAGGTCTTCCAGTTGGAGGAACAGTTTCAGATCTTGCTAATACTGATACAGGATGTATAGTTGATGGTTCATTAGTATTAGGTTCTAAAGTGTCAATAGTGGAGACTATATCTTGTGCTGTATTTGAATTAGAACCTACTTGTTGTGGTACAGGAGAACGTGAATATGTACCATTAAATAGTGCTACTGTTATAGGTAGTGTTGTATATGCTACAAATGGATATTGTTATTCAGTAGTAGGCACTTCTCTATTATCTCCAACATTAACAGTAGCAGAGAATTTTACTTATGATGATTGCATCGAATGTACAACTGCACATCCTTGTCCAACAACAACTACCACTACGACAACAATATAAATATAAAACATGGCTAATTGTTCTCAAACAAATAACACAACAATAATAGGAACGAGTGCTGTCTCATATGATAGCACTCCACTTCCTTGTACAGATGTAAAAGCATGTGATGATCTTAATACAATCCTCACTAAGTTTGATAATGTTATATGCTCTGCCATAAACAGTGTAAATATTCTTTCAGAGGAAATAATGAATATCACTGAGGATTTAATGATCATTACAGAAGAGATAGAGAACATAAATGATCAAATCTTTATATGTTGTCCTATTTGTGATTTTACAGTCACTGCTACTGAATTACCTGTATGTGAGTTCACTGCAAGTGCTACTGAATTACCTACATGTAATTTTACAGGAAGTGTTAATCAAGTTCCAGATCCTACAACCACTAGTACAAGTAGTACAACTAGTACCACCACTACAGAAGCACCACTTGAAGAGTTTATAATTAATGCAATAGGTGTTAATCAAATTTATCCTACTGTGGCCAGCCTAACACCATATGGGTTTCAAATAACAGCGTCACTTCCTTATTATATAGATTGGGGAGATGGTATAGAATCATTCCCAGCAGGGACAAGCGATATATTTCACACATATTCATCACCATATACAGGACAAATTAAAATTTTATCAACAGACCTATCATCAATAACAGAATTTAAATCAGAAACAAATCCTCACAACTCTCAATCATTATGGACATCTACAAGTGAATTACAAAAATTAGATCAATTAGATGATTTAAGAGCTTGGCCTGATAATGGTTTATTTATTACTGGAAATGTTTTAAATTTACCAAGTACTTTAACTAGGTTAGTTGTTTATAATAATGATCTTACTGGTCTTACATCTGATTTACCACAATTTTTAACACTTATGGGTATATATGGTGTTAATACAATTAGTGGTGATACATCAGGATTTCCAAACACTTTAAATAGTACACTAGATTTGCAGGGTAATAATACAGTTAGTGGTGATACATCTGATTTACCACGTATGTTAACAACCTCAATAATGATAATTAAAGGTCAAAACACAATAAGTGGTGATACATCTGATCTACCTTCAGTAAGACAATTAAGAATTACAGGCAATAACACAATAAGTGGTAGTGTTTCAAATTTACCAATCTCACTTGTAATTTGTGAAATAGATGGTGATAATACAATAAGTGGTAGTATATCTACTGGTAGTGCATCTACATTACCCCCAAACATACAGATTTTTCTTATGCTTGGTAATAGTGCAGTTAGTGGTAATATAACAACATTACCATTATCATCACGTTCTATTCGTATAGAGGGTTCTAACACTTTAACTGGTGATTTATTTTTATTACCACCACTAATAACAGGTTTACAAATAAATGGTGGTAATAATACCTTTAGTTATTCTTCATCAGGTAGAACTTGGGCTTCTAACTACACAGGTTTATTTATACAACCAGCATCTGGTGGTAGTTGGGCAGGGTTTAACTCAACAGAAACTGACAACTTGTTAAATGATATTCAACCTAGTTATATTAACACCTCTTTTAGTAACTTTACAATTAAATGTGGTTCAATACCTAAACGAACGTCAGTAAGTGATACAGCTTACAACGCATTAGTAGCACTTATTGGAGCAGGTGATGTAGTTTTAAATTAATAAAATAAAATAATGATATGACAATAGTAACAACATTAGTTATTCCTCCTGGAGGTGATGCAGGACCTTTTAATCTTTATTCAGATTCAGATGGGTACACAGTTCCATTTGCAACGAATGTGTCTGCTGCTGCATTGCAAGCTGGATACAGTTCAACTGTACCTAATGACGCTACAATAATTAGAGTGGTATCTACTGGATTTTGTACAAACTTTATTAATTTAGATATAAATTTACTTCCTACAACTAGTACAACTACTAGCTCTAGTACATCTAGTACTTCCACAAGTAGTACATCTAGTACAAGTAGTACTTCTACTAGCACATCAACTAGTTCTTCTACTACAACCACTACAACTACAGTGTGTGCAAATTGTCTTGCTGGTGATGTTACAATAGGATCTCAAATTTGGATGCGTTGTAATTTAAATGTAACCACTTTTAGAAATGGTACACCAATTACTCAAATAACTAATGCTACTGATTGGGCTAATGCAACTGGACCAGCTTGGTGTCATTATAATTTTGATCCATTAAATGAAGCAACTTATGGTAAACTATATAATGTTTATGCTATTATTTCAACAGCTAATGGTACTATAGCTCCTTCAGGATATCACGTACCCACTGATGCAGAATGGACAACATTAACAGCAACTCTAGGTGGAGGAACTTGGATACCATTATATGGACCAGGTAGTGATTATCAACCATTAATAGGAGATAAACTAAAAGAAGCAGGTCAGTGTCATTGGACAGTTGGAGGAACTAACACTGTAGGATTCACAGCTTTACCAGGAGGTGGAGCAGCAACAGCAGGATATTTCCTAGGTCTTGGTATCGAAGCTTATTTTGGAACTGTTACGCAAGCTCCAAGTTCTTCTCAACGTTGGAGTTACATATTAAGTAGTTTTAACGATAGAATTGACAGAGTATGGGCTTCAGCAAATCAAGGATTATCAGTAAGATTAATTAAAGACTAAACCAATATAATATGACAGTATTAATAACATTATCGATGGCAGGTTCAGACTCTGGACCATTTAATCTCTATTCAAATCTTGATGGATATACATCAGCATTTGAATCAGGAGTGTCTAAGGCATCATTACTTGCAGGATACGCTTCTTCATTAGTTCCTGATTTTACAACAACTATTAGAGTGATGTCTGTAGGAAATTGTAACAATTATATTGATATACCATTGTATACCAGTACAACATCAACTAGTAGTACAAGTAGTACTAGTAGCACAACAACAACTAGTACAACTGTAGCTAACACTTGTTATGCTTTTCAAAGTGATCCTTACACCACCACATTTACAGCTCAGTATATAGATTGTAATGGGGTTGTTCAAACTGCTAGTGATACATGTTTCTCTCCACCTTGTACATATACATTGTGTGCGTTATCTGTTTTATCTAGTAGTGTATCTATGAGTCTTGTAGCAGTTTGTACAACAACTACAACTACAACAGTAGCTCCTACAACAACAACAACAACTACTTAATCGTATAATAAATAAAAACATGACAATATTAATAACATTGGTTTTACCACCTGGTGGGGATGCAGGTCCCTTCAATCTTTATTCAAACACAGATGGATACGTTGCTCCATTTGCAACAAATATATCTGCTGCAGCTTTAATTGCTGGATATACAGCTCTATTTGTTCCTGATGGAACCACCACAATAAGAGTGAAATCTGTAGGTGTATGTACAAACTTTATTAATGTACCAGTGAATGTGCTTCCTACTACTACAACAACTAGTAGTACCAGTACATCTAGCACTACAACTACTAGTACCACAGCTGTTCCAACTACCACTACAACTAGTAGTTCAACTAGCACTAGTACATCAACATCAACAAGTACTAGTACATCTACTAGTAGTAGTACAACTACAACAACTACCACTATACCTTGTGAATGTTACACTTTAACTTGTGATGGTGTTGATGATACTACTTTTGAATACGTTGATTGTGATACTGAACTTAGAACTGAAATTATAGTGTTTGCTGGGTTTCCTTTAGATGTTTGTGTTAAAGGAGGTACTATGCCAATAGAGTTTGCTGGTGATCCTGGAACTGCAACTCCTGCAGAAACAAATTGTTGTTTAGGAATTCCTTGTGAATGTTACATTGTGACTTATGTTGAACCAATTGGTCCTGTTACAGGCCTTACAGAGTTCTCATATATTAATTGTGAAGGTGATCCAGTGGAAAGTTCTGTAGGAGATGGAATAACCTTTTTTCCAACCTCTCGTAATGTTTGTGCACAAGAAGATACTATCATACTAAATGGTGGTGATGAAAGTGCTACTTGGGAAGTAACAACTGGTGTAGATTGTTGTCTATCATTTTTCCCTTCTTTTATATCTAGTATTCCAGACCCTACAGATGGTTGTGATGCAACATTAGATACTCCTTGTTGGGTATCAAATATTGGTGGAACACTAGGCAATGAAGTAATAACTACAGGAAGTACTGTTTATACTGATGCAGCTGGTACTATACCATTTATAGGAGATGGAATAAATCAGTATAAAATAACAATTACAGGTAGTTCAAAATGTACATCAAGTGAAGTTGCTCCAGATGGTGATATTAGTGGTGCAATTGGTATATGTTCTACATGTCCATAACAATAATAAAAAAATCATAGTTTGTTGGTTTTCTGTGATTTCTCCTCAAGGGTTTCCTTGGGGAGTTTTTGTTTCTAACTAATTTAGTTATAAATAATTACAGCTCTAACTAGAATTATTTGGAATATATAAAAACTATTATTTATCTTTACAATATTTTTTTAACTAATATGAGTACATATGTCTGATTATCAAAGCTTATTGAGTCAATTAGAAGAATTACTGACACAAAAAAAGAGTAAGAAATTCTATGCTGAAAGACTTGGAATAAGCGAATATGAAGTTACTGAGCTCTTAAAGGAGCTTAGGGAGAAGGACAATTATCAAAACGCAGAAGGAAAAAACTACACAGAAGAAAGAAAAGTAAATGTTGAAAAGGGTACAATAGAAAGTACAATTGTATCTGATTTTGATCCTAAAGATGATCTTGAACTAGCTAAGCTACACAAGATAAACCTAGACAAGTATGTGATAACAAACTACTGGTCTAAGATGCTACCAAGTGGGAAGTTCACTTCCTCTATATTCTCAAAGAGAAAAGAAGCAAAAGACTACTCACCTGAGGACTTTGCTAAGTTTTTAGAAAACTACAAACCAAATAACATAGAGGTTACAAAACCAGGATTTCTTCCTCATAAAGATTTTGTAAATGTGGAAATGTCCCTCTCTGATTATCACCTAGCCAAAAGAACTGTAGATGGTGATAACAGTCCACAAGCAAGAGCATTAAGATATTTCAATGTGGTCCAATCTTTGATCTGTAAAGTGAAGGCCAATTATGATATAAACACAGTGGTGTTTCCAATATCAAATGATTTTTTTCATACAGATAATTACCAACATCAAACTACACAAGGTACTCCACAGGACACTATAATGGATTACTCAGAAGAATATGAACTAGGTTTTACTATTCTTGTTGATGCAATTAATCTGTTAAGACAGTATGCACATCAGGTTATTGTAGTTCTTGTACAAGGGAACCATGATAGAACTAAATCATTCTACCTAACACATGCATTAGATGTATTCTTCAAAGATGCAAATGATGTAGATTTTATCAGAGAACATAGTGTTGTTAAAGGAATCACGTTAGGGAACACATTCATTGGTTGGCACCATGGGAACTGTAAGATAGAAGATCTTCCTTTATTGTTTGCAACACATCCTCAATATAGTCAAGCATTTGGTAATGCTAAATACAGAGAGGTGCATACAGGAGATAAACATCACTACATGGCTAAAGAAGTCAAAGGGGTAAGAATACAACAAATGCCTAGCCTATCAGGAACTGATAGATGGCACTTAGATAATAACTATGTACATTCAGTAAGAGCTGCTCTAGCATTAGTATATGATGATGAGCATGGGAAGGTAGCTGAATTTGAAAGTCGAATATAATTATGGCAACATTAAGAAAATTAGTCAGTGATGTTAGAAGTGTCCACAAGATACTTTCTACAGATAGTCTCATCACAGATAGAGCTATTGCTTCTGAGATCAGAAACAATGCTCTATTACTTATTAAGAGAGAAACCAATCTTAGAAAACTTTGGGCAACTGACACATTGTTCAC